TTAGGAACTACTGATTTTAATGGATCTGGATATAGTTCTGGATTGAGTACAACTGGAGATGGTTTAATATCTATTGGAATAACAGATGCTGCCTATGAGCATAAATTTGTGAGTGCTGTTACAGATTCTGTAACAATTTCTGGAAATGGTATTGGTGCTGCCAGTGCAACATTTACACCAACATCTGCTTCTTATACCTCTCATACAGGCGTTTTAGTATTGACTAAAGATAATCATAGTCTCATCACATCTGATACTCATAAAGCAGTTACTGGGACTCAATATGATGCCACTGTTGGTATTATGACAGTTAAATTAGAGTCTACACCTAGTCCTGCACTTGCAGATGGTCAATTAGTTAAGATTGATAATCTTGGAGTTAAATTTACTTGTGATAAAGATAATCATTTTACAGAGCATAGTTATCCTAGAGTAGGTGATCCTATTAGTGATAAATGGGTTCCAATTTCTAATGTAACTGGTGGAGATACCTTTGAAATTACTGTTCTTAATTCTAGTCCATCATCTAATATCAGTGTTCATAATTTTGTATCTGGTGTTGGTGGTGCTATTAAGAGATCTGCCAATACTTTATCAATTGCTAATAATGGTTTAGTGTTTAAATGTTCTAAGGATGAATATGCTACTGATCATTCATACCCACGTGCAGGTATAGATCCTGTCGCTGGTATATCTACTACAATTTTAGAAGCAACTTCAAATAGTATTACTGTTAATATTGGTTCTGGTGGTGGAGTTGGAACTGGAGCATCAATCAGAGCTTCTGTTGGTATTGGGGGTACTCTAACATTTGAAGTTGTTGAAGGTGGGAGTGGATATGTTAATCCAGTCATAATGCCACCTTCACCATCATATGAGAATCTTGAAGTAATTGGTGTATCTAGATTATCAACTGGTTTAACTACTGAAACTGGAAAAGCAACATTAATATCTCTTGATGTTGGTTCTGTTTCTACAACTGGAATAGGATCTACTCTATATGAAGTTAAATCTTTTGAAATTACACGAAAAGGATATGGATTTGAAGTTGGAGATGTGTTTAGACCTATATTTGATGGTGAAATTCCAAATAAAGTTGGTATAGTAACTGATAAAAAATTATCTTCAATAGTAGATAATTTTGAACTTACTGTTAAGAGTATATACACTGATAAGTTCTCATTATGGAATCTTGGTGAGTTTGATTATCTAGATTCAATTAAAAATCTTCAAAATGGGTCTAGAACTAGATTCCCTTTAAAATTCAATGGTGAATTGGTTGTATTTAAAACTGATTCTAGAGATGTAGACTCTCAATTAATTGATATAAGATCTTTATTGTTAATATTCATTAATGGTGTTTTACAAGTTCCAGATGAATCATATATTTACGATGGAGGTACAAGTTTTATATTTACTGAACCACCCGATGAATTTGATGATGTTGCTCTCTTTTTCTATAAAGGAACTAATAATGTTGATATAGAATATGTTGATGTAGTAGAAACTATAAAAGCAGGTGATCAACTTCAAATTCTTAAAGATCCTACTAATAAAATATTAGATCAGGAACCAAGAACAGTTTTAGGTATAACTACTTCTGATGTTGTCCAAACAGATTTATATTTTGATGTTGGTATTAATGAAGATATTGATAGACCTGTAATATGGACTAAACAAAAACGTGATAAGACTATTAATGGTGAAATTGTTTATAAGTCAAGACCTTCAATTGAACCATTAATATTCCCAGAATCTAAAATAATTTCTGGATTAACAACAACTTCTACTGAACTTTTTGTAGATAATTTAAATTTATTTAATTATGAACTTAAGTCACCTTTAAGTGTAGATGCATTAATAGTTGATAATTCACAATCTTTAATAGGTGCTTCTTTGACTGCTGTTGTGTCTGCTGCTGGTACTGTTAGTTCTATTTCAGTTGTTGATGGTGGTTCAGGTTATGTTGGAGCAACAACTTCGGTTTCAATTGGATTACCACCATCTGGTTTATCTGGAGTTGGTATTGATCCTATTGCCCTTGGAACTGCAAATATTACTGATGGTTCTATATCATCAGTTGATGTTACAAATCCTGGAAGAGGATATAGTGAATCAAATCCACCACAAGTTATTGCACCAATACCAACAGCACCAAAAGAAGTTATTACTGGTATTGCTAATACTGCTGGATTTACTGGAATAGTTACTGGAATAGAACCTACTACAGGAACTTCAGGTAATCCATTAGCAATAAAATTCTATATCAATCGAACAGATAATGCATCAACTACTCCTTTACTTGATGGATATCCGATTCATATTTACGACACTTCTGTTGGATCTGGAGTAACTTCAATAGATGAAAGTGGAAATGATGCTGTAGTTGGAATTGGAACTACGTATTTAGATAATGTTTATTATGTTCGTTCAAGAGTAGTGACTGCAAATAGATTAGAGTTTGTGGCAAATGTTGATTCTGGATCTGATCTTGTTGGAATTGGTACAACTGGACTGGGATGTGGTAAATTCTCTTGGGGTAAATTATCAGGATTTGCTAGATCGTCAGATCCAGTATCAATAGCAGTAACTGGAAAAACAGTTAATAGTGGATTCTCAACTTATCCAACTATACAAAGAAGGAAAGTTGGGATTAGACGTACTGGTGCAATAGACACTAAATTATAGTATAAATAAAGAAAAAAAGCTATCTATATAAAAAATGGCAGCAATTGTAACAGATCAGTTTAGAATCAATAACGCTAGTAATTTTTTGGGTGATATTAATGATCCCTCAAATTCTTATTATGTATTTGTGGGTTTATCAAATCCTGGAATAAGTAATGCATATGGGAGAACAGATACTATTGGGGAATGGGATTCTGATAATACTAGACCAAATCCAACTGATAATTTTAATTATTTAAATCATACCAAAGATACAATGATTTTTGGTAAAAAGATTAATATAGATAATGCTAGAAGAGTTATTAGGAAAGAGAGTTGGACTAAAGGAACTCAGTATGAAATATATCGTCATGATTATCATGTAAATAATCAGTCACCAAAAACATTTTCTTCAAGATTATATGATGCAAAATATTATGTAATTAATAAAGACTATAATGTTTATATTTGTATTGATAATGGTTCTTCTGGAATTAATACTACAGGTAATCTTTCTCAAAATGAACCACTTTTTACTGGATTAGAACCATCTGCTGCAGCAGGAGATGCTGATGATGGATATATTTGGAAATATCTATTTACTGTTGCTCCAAGTGATATTATAAAATTTGATGCAACTGAGTATATACCCTTACCAAATAATTGGGAAAGTTCTACAGACGCTCAAATAAAATCTGTAAGAGATAGTGGAAATGCTGATATTAATAACAATCAAATTAAATCAGTTTATATTGATCAGAGAGGTAATTCATATTCAGGAGGTCTTGGGCAAGAGTTTAAGATTATTGGTGATGGAAGCGGAGCAAAAGTTATTGTTGATGTTGAAGGAACTCAAATAACTAAAACTCAAGTTTCTGTTGGTGGTAAGGGGTATACTTATGGTATGGTTGATTTAAGTACTATTTCTGAGAATGCAATAGCTGGAAATACTCCTGCAAAATTAATTCCTATTATTCCACCATCAAAAGGTCATGGATATGATTTATATAAGGAATTGGGTGCTGATAGAGTTTTAATATATGCTAGATTTGATGATTCTACAAAGGATTTTCCAGTAGATGCTCAATTTGGGCAGATAGGAATAATTAAAAATCCTACTTCAATTGGATCAACATCAATATATCAACAAGGTGAATTTTCTTCAGTATCTTCAATATATCTTAATGATTGGCCTTCTGGATCTATTGATAAAGGTACTAAAATCACTCAAGAAATACAATCTGGTGGTGTAACTGTTGGAAAAGCAGTAGGTTATATTGTTTCATTTGATATTATTTTAGATAATACTACTAATCGAATTGCTGTCTTAAAATATTATCAAGATAGATCTTTGTATTTTAATTCAACTACTGGTGATCAAACTGATTATAGTGGTATAAGTACTTATAGTGGTAGTAATGGAACAATTTACCCTTTCCAATCTAATGCAATACCAATTAATAGTACTTTAGGTACATTTACTATTAATACTAATTTTTCTGGTATTACTACAAACCCAACTGGCAATAAAGTCATTGAACTTGGTACTCAGTTCACAGATGGCATCTCTAGTTCTGAGATAAATAATCAGTCGGGTGATATTATCTATTTGGATAATAGAGCATTAGTCAAAAGAGATAAAAGACAAAAAGAAGACATTAAAGTTATCCTGGAATTCTAATCAACATGTCACAGAAAACAAATTTAAATATAAACCCATATTATGATGATTTTAATGAAAATAATAATTTTCATAGGGTTTTATTCAGACCAGGAAGACCTGTTCAAGCAAGAGAGTTAACAACTCTACAGTCAATATTACAAAATCAAATTAAAGATTTTGGTAGTCATATGTTTAAAGAGGGATCGATGGTTATCCCTGGTAATGTTGAGTATGATGATAAATATTTTTCAGTAAAATTAGATTCAGAACATATTGGTCTTCCAGTATCTTTATATGTTGATCAGTTAAAAGGAAAGAAATTAAAGGGTCAGAATTCTGGAGTTGAAATTTTAGTTAATGATTATAAATTACCTTCAGATTCAACTGATATAACAGATTTAACATTATTCATTAAATATCTTAGTTCAGATAAGAACAATGTAGAGGTTAGTTTAACTGATGGAGAACCTTTATTAGCTCAAGAGTCTATAACTTATGGTAATACAACAATTGATGTTGGGGAAAGTGTAGCTAATTTAATATCATCAAATGCAACTTTTACTGGTAGTGCAGTATACATTGCAGATGGAGTTTATTTTATTAGAGGTAATTTTGTACATGTTTCTGCGGATACTTTAGTTTTAGACCCATATTCAAATACTCCTTCATATAGGGTAGGATTAAATATTCTAGAATCAATTATTACTGCAAAAGAAGATCCTTCTTTATATGATAATGCTAGGGGATTTTCTAATTATGCTGCACCAGGAGCAGATAGATTAAAAATTACTACAACCTTGGCAAAAAAATCTTTAACAGATTTTAATGATAGTAGTTTTATTGAAATAGTTAAATTAAGAGATGGTGATCTTAAAAAATTACAAGATTTTTCAATATATAACCAAATTGATAAGTATTTTGCTGCAAGAACTTATGAAGAATCTGGAAATTATTCTCTAGATAATTTTAATGTTCGAGTTTCAGAATCATTAGATGATAATATTTCAAATGAAGGTATTTTTCAACCAAATCAAATTACCAATCAAGGAAATAAACCATCAGATGATTTAGCTTGTGTTGAAATTGAGTCTGGAAAGGCATATATTAAGGGATATAGGGTTGTTAGACCAGGAA